CTTGGTTCGCACACCGCTAACCCAAAAACCCCCGTTCAACACGAGGAACCATGAATCTACCGCCCGACCTCGCGGCCCGGATCTGTCAGGCCGCGGCCGACACCGCGAAGACCCCGGAACAGTGGGCGCACCATGCCCTCAGACGCGCGCTGAACTGGCACGAGAACGATCGCTATCGGGCGATGCTCGCCGCCGAGACCGATGACGAACGATCGGCCCGCGTGGAGCGCGATCGCGAACGCCGTCGCCGTCGGGGTGTCTTGTGATCCGTCGACTCGACGACCGGCCTGAGGCCTGGGGGTTCCCGAATGCCGGCGGGTTCCGCCTTCCCGATGTCGGCGACCAGATCGCCAATCTGTTCCTCGAAGGCGCGAGCGGGTATGTCGTCCTGGACGTCAACGGCGAGGGCGTCGTCGAGTTCGGCATACTCGGCGACCCGGAACCAGTGGGGCGCCTGTGGATGTCGCGGACCTGCAACGGCCTGTGGCTATCCATGACACCGGCCCGGGTTCACGTGAAGGGATACCGGCTCGACCTGGTCGCCGAGCGCGCGTGTTCGGATTGCGGGAAGGGTGTCGCGCGCTGGCGATTGGAGGTCGGTCGTCCGGTGCTCGACGAGGCCGCGACGAAGTGACCACAGACACCCCGACGCAGTTCGATCACGCGCGGGACCTGATCCTCGAACGAGGGCACTCGATCGCCGCGATCTCGGATGCGTCGGGCGTCCCGGCGCCGACGGTCCGACGCTGGCGCCGGGCGTTGCGGCAGGATCCGACCTGGAGACCGGACCCGGACAAGAGCAGAGCCGGACGGGCATCGAGTCGCGCGCGCGGGCGCTCGGCTGGGCGCGCGCGCGACCCCGTGGATTCCGACGTCGACGACGACACCGGTGAGGCCCCGCCTCCGGATACGATCGACTCGGTCGCCTTCTGGTCGAACCAGATCCGCGAGCTAGAGGTCGACGTCCGACGGTCTCGGCAGGCCGGCCACATGAAGCAAACGAACGAGTCGCGCGCTCAGCTCGGTCGATGTCGGAAGGCTCTGGAGGAGGCGCAAGCGAAGGACAAGGCCCGGCGCGAGCGCGAGGCGAGGGCCGAGGTCAAAGACCCGGCCGCACTTGCGACGCGGATCCTCGACCTGCTCGTGTCGATCCTGCCGCACGTTCCGCGCGAGACGCTGGAACGCATCCACACCTCGATCGGCGAGTTCCTCCGGAGGCGTCCTACTTGAGATGTCAACGAAACGTCAAGGCGATAGAAAAGGGTGGACACAAGAATCGGAGTAGGGCATTATGACTATCCAAGGAGAACAGAATGAACCGCACCGACGCCGCCGCCGCATACCGCAAGGCCCGCAATGTCTACCTGAACGCCGCTCGCGTTAGCCTCGCCGGCGACGACACCGATCGGGCTTTCGAGGTTCTGGTCCGCGATTGGCTCCCGGATCTCGAAGTCGTCACGGTTCACGAAGGCCGCGAGATCGTCGGCGAGCGCAAGGCGACGTTCGCCGAATGGGCGGACGCTGCCTGGCGCGCTGCTGGCGAATTCTGCGATCGGTACACCGTCCGCAACGCGCTGGATCCGCTCGCCGATTGGCAGTGGGAACAGACGGAACGACTCGCCGGCCGTAGCTGGTAGCCGAAACGCCCTCCGGGGCGTCCGTCGCGACTCTCCCCGCGGCGCTGATGAGGCAGGAGACACCATGGACCGCACGAAGGCGACGACTATCCGATCGACGACCTCCGACCACGTGATCACGATCGCCGAGGCGCACGCACGCCAGATCAATCACTCGACGTGGTGGTACTGCGCCGAGGGCGATCGGGCCCTTCACATCGACCACCGGCACGACGCCCCGACGGCCGGGCGTCTGGTTCCCGTGACGCTGTGCGATCACGTCATGGTTTCGGCCGACGCCGGCGGGTTTTACTTCCGGTACGACGACGACTCGTCGCGACGTTGGGGCCCCGTCGACGTGCGCGTGATTCGGTCCCGTATGGTCCGCGTCGAGCGATAGCCGAAACGCCCTCCGGGGCGTCTGTCGGGGTTTCCTCCCGGCACTGACGAGGCAGGAGACACCATGGCCACCACGACTACTCTCTACCGCAGCCGGCAACAGCTCGGACTCTGCGGCTACTGTGGCGCGCGCGCGTACCACACCGGCGAGTGTTCGGCGTTCTGCGACGGCTTCGCGAAGGAGGACGCAACGCCCGTCGAGTGCGATCTGTGCGGGCATGACCTGACGGGCCATGTCGACCGCCGCGCGCGCCCTCTGTGCGCGCTGGAGCCTGGCGATTGGGGCCACGAATGCCCCGGTTGTGATCCCGACGAGGAGGTCTGGTCGACCGCCGTTGCGATGGTGTGCGACCCAAGGCGCCGGGGTGCAGCATGACCCGCACCGCCGAACTCCTGGAAAACCCCGCGACAACACTTTGCGAGTCGCTGCGTTCACTCGCCGCCGCTATCGCAACGCACCCGCATCGAGACCGAATCGCCGAGCGGCTCGCCTGCTACGAAGTCGACGCGGACCTCACGGCTGAGAGCGGCCACGACGTGATCGATCAGACCCTCGGCGAGGTGCTCCGCGCGATGCTGCGCGACGACCCGAACCCGTGGCGAGCGCTCGCGGATCGCGGCATTCTCGACGACCTCCGAACCTGAACTAGAGGCCCCCCAAATGACCGGAATCGAAACGCTCAGACGCGTCGCCAAGTGGTGCGACTCGCAACACGAGAACAACTGGCTGCCCATCGGCGGCGTCGCGCCGACGGTCGAGGACATTCTCAGTCTGTACTCGCTTTGCGTCGCCTGGGGTGTAGACACGCCAGAGGACCTGAGAACACACCCGGACAAGAAGGCGCGCGACGCGTACCGGGAATGGGGTCGCAGAACGGGCCGGAAGGTGTTCGACAAATGGGACCGCTCGCCGCATGTATGGAAGGGGGTACGATGACCCGCGGAGGCAAGCGAGCCGGCGCCGGTCGGCCGAAACTGGGCGCGGCGAGGAAGTCGTCGACGGTCAAGGTCCGGACGACGAAGGCCGAGGCCGAGGCCTGGAACGAGCGCGCAGCGGCGGCCGGGTTCTTTCGAGCCGGGAAGCCCGACCGGTCGGCCTGGTTGCGGTCTCTGGCGAACAGTGACGATGGGTGACGCTTGGTAGCAGACGCCGAGGCATTCGACGAACTCGCCGGCCTGCTCCGGGACTTCGAGGTCATGCTCGACGAGCACCCGCTAGCGCTGGCGAAGCCGTGGCACCAGGCCGGAACGTGGGGCGACCTCGACGAGGTCCTCGAACACTTCCCGGGCATGCCGGAGGACGTCGCCCAGGAGATCGCCGGCCAGCCGCGGACGTCTCAGAAGTCGCTTATCCAACTGCTCGCGATGTCGACGAACATCCTCGGCTCCGGCGGGAACCGGTCCGGGAAAACAAAGTCGATGCTCGACGCGACGGTCGCGATCGGCCTCGGGTCCGACCACCCCGACGCGCGCCAGTTCTGGGCGAACTGCGAACTCGACCCGGACGTGTTCCCGACGGGGCCCGCGAATGCTGACCACAACGACGGCGAGGTCTGGTTAATCGCGAAGACCTCCGGCGCCTCGAAGGAGTACCACAGGACCGCGATCGAGTCGCGGCTCGCTCCGGGGTCGTACCGCTGGCGCAACCGGGACGGATCGGGCCCCGCTGAGTTGTACGTCGACTGCCCCGGATACGACTACCCCGCGATGTTCCGATTCAAGAGCGAGGACCAGGGACGCGAGCGGATGCAGGGCGCGAAGTGTCGCGCGATCCTACACGACGAAGAAGGGCCCGATCGGGAGGTTCGCGACGAGTGCTCGACCCGGCTGACGGACCTGAAGGCGACGCCGGTGATCGACGCCGACGGGAAGTGCGTCCAGCCGGGCAACGGATGGCAGCTGTTCGCGAACACCCCGATCTCCGGCAAGACGTGGGTCCATACCGACCTAGTCGAGAAGACCGGCGACCACGCGGAGCCCGATTGCGTTGTCTACAAAATGTACGCGATCGACAATCCGTATCTGTCGCTTGAAGGCCTTCAGAAGCTGGCCGGAGGCAACGCCGCGTTGCGTTGGGCGAAGCTGTTCGGGAAGTACGTCGCCCGGGTCGGCCTGGTCTGGCCGGAGTTCGACTCGAACGTGCACGTCGTGCAGCCGTTCGAGATCCCTCCGTCCTGGTTGCGGTACCGGGCGATCGACTTTGGCACGCGGAACCCGTTCGCGTGTCTCTGGGGCGCGCTGTCGCCCGACGATCGGCTGTACATCTATCGCGAGCACTACCGGGCGGGCTGGACGATCTCGAAACACGTCGAGGTGATTCGGACGGCCGAGGGTTGGGTCCGGAACGAGGCCGGTTTGTGGACACGAGGCGAGGACGGCGTCGAGGCTATCGAGATGTCCTGGGCAGACTCGGAGAGCCCTCAGGAGATAATGCAGCTGAACGTGGATCACGACCTGGGCGTCGCGCCGGTGTACAAAGCGCGCGACAGCGTCGAACACGGAATCGACCTCGTGTCGGAGCGTCTAGATCCGGTCCAGGACGGAGGGCCCGCGTTGTTCATTTTCGCGGGCTGCGTCAACACGTTGCGCGAGGTCCCGAATTACCAATGGGCCCCGCGGAGCAAGTCGAAGGACGGACCGGAGCGACCGAGGAAGAAGGACGATCACACGTGCGACGATCTCCGGTACATGTGCATGGGCATTCGCCTCGTCGGATAAGCCGTGATCCGTCGCCTGTAGATACAGGGCATGCAGCTATGGCGACGCATTTTCGGCGCTGTCTCGCGGTTCCTGTACCCGGACCCGGCGCTATCGGTGCACACCGGCGCTCCGATGCATCTACAGGAACACCCCGCACGGGCGACGTACAGCACTGACAACGCGATGGCAGCGTACTCGACCTTTCCGTGGGTCAAGGCCGCCGTCGACGCAATCGCGACCGACCTGTCGGGTGTGCCGCTGGTCGCCGAGCGGGTCGGGCCGGGTGGCGAGCGGGTTCCGGTTCGGGCACACCGGGTCCTCGACCTGCTCCGACATCCACACCCAGAGTGCGGCGGTGTCGCGTTTCGGCGTCAGCTGTATGCCGATTTCGCGCTGACGGGAAACGCATACATCCGACGGTTCGGCGAGCTGGACCAGCTGGGGACGGTTCTCGTTCGGCTCGATCCGCGCGACACGAAACCGCTCGTCGACGCTCGAACGGGTCGGGTGAACGGGTACAAATGGGGCGTTGACGAGGTGATCCCGCCGGGCGAGGTGTACCACGTCCGCGACATCTCTGTCGGGAAGGGTGTCGACGCGTCGATCGGGGCCTCGCCGATCCATCCGCTACACGACGGGCTGGTCGCGTCCCGGCACGCGCGAAAGCACGCGAGCAAAATGGCGAAGCGCGGCCGGATCGAGGTGTTGCTGACGCCGGCCGACCCGATGTCGCAGTTCGGCGACGAAGGCGCGACGGCGATCAAGGATCGATACCTGACGGCAAGTTCGCGCGGCGACGGCGTCGTCGTGATGAACAAACACGTCGCGGCGACGACCCTGACACTCACGCCGCACGACCTCGAATTCCCGGACCTCGACGACCGGACCCGAGATGAGACCCTCGCCGGGATGCAAGTCGCGCCGGTTCGCGCTCAGCAACCGACGGCGAACTACGGAACTGCTCGCCAGCAGATGCGACAGCTCTGGGAAAATCACCGCCACAAAGCGGCCCTGTTCGACGAGGTGTTCTCACGGCTCACAGGGGCCGCCGTATACGTCCGGCACGACTTCACCCACGTCGAGGCCCTCCAGACGTCCAGAACGGAGCGTCAGATGCGCGCGTCGGTCTGGATCAGTGCCTTCGGAATGACGCCAAAGCAGGCCGCGGAATACGAAGGGTTCAACGACGCGCCCGTTCCGGCTGCGACGCCGGCCGATCTGAAGGTCCCGCGGCGCCCCGCCCAGGAGGTCGAGGAACCACAAGCGGCGAGCCTCGCCGACGCCGTGACCCGATATCTACATGGCGCAGCGGTCCGGTATCAGGCCCTCGCGGCCCTCGGCGACCTTCCCGAACACCTCGAACAGGTCGAGCGGGGCCTCGCCGTCTCCGAACTCAGCGGAGCCGGCATCGCCTCGGCGGAACTCTGGGGCGCCGAACTCGCGGCCGTCGTCGACGCGACCGTCCGGTTGTACGTCGCCGAGGCAAATGGCGACGCCGTGATCGGTGTGCGCTCGCTCCGGGTCTTCGATCCGGGCCACGTCGACCGGTTGTGTCGGCTGATCACTGCATCCGAGGCCGCCGCATGAATGACCTATTCGCCGCCCTGAACCGATCCGACGCCGAGCGCTCGCGGAACCTCGTCGACCTGCTCGACGGCGCCGACACGGACGACGAAACCGTCGCGCGCCTGTTCGACTACACGCGACCGATCCGGCCCGACGGCCTCCGGTCGCTCCTGATCGGCCAGGTCGACGACGAGGTCGACGACGCCGAGACCCGCGCGTTCGTTCAGGTCGAGCCGGGATCGCAGCACTCGACGACCTTCGTTGCGTCCTCGCTCGTTGAAGACCGTATGGGCGACGTCATCGAACAGACGACCTGGCGATCCGCCAACTACCGGCGCAACCCGGTGATCCTGTTCGAGCATGATCGGTCCCTTGTGGTCGGTCGCGGCGTCGCGACTCGCAAGCGCGAAGAAGGCGCGACGCATCTCCAGATCGTCGCCACGTGGGACACGTCGCCACTGAACCCGCATGGAATGCTTGCGGCACACCAGCACGCGAACGGGTTCCGGAACGCGAACTCGGTCGGGTTCCGTCCTGGGAAGGCTATCAACCGGAAGGATCTTCCCGATGGCCACGCGTTCCGCGTCGCCGACGAGAAGGTCCCGCGCTGGCGCGCTGGGTACTACTTCAGCCACTGCGAGCTACTCGAAGACTCGACGGTCAGCGTCCCGGCGAACCCGGAGGCCGTACAGCTCGCCACCTATGCGAACGAGGCCGACGACGTCGACGTCCGGATCCAGCGGTTCCTCGACGGATCGCTCGCCTCACAGGTTCGCGATCTCCTGCTTGACGTCGCGAAGAACGACACCGATTTCCGGCGGCAAGTGCTCGCCATGACCCTATCGGTCCCGACTCATTCGGGGCCGCGGACACTCACCGACCTCCTCTCCAACTGATATCCCCCCTGGGAGCACCACAAATGGCCGAAGACACCTGGACACATGACAAGCTGACGACCGAACTCCAGAGCATCCGCCGCGCGATGACGGACGCCGGCGCTACCTCAAAGGCCGAGTTCGGCAAGTTCGACGACGCCGTCCAGGAGGTCAAGAAGGGCCTCCAAGAGATGCGGCTGGATCTCGAACAGCGCGAGCGCGCGGCGTCGCAGCCGTCCGGGACCGATCGCGAGATCGAGCGCGCGTATGTGGCGCGCGCTGGCGATTTCGATTCCGCCGACGTCGTCACGAAGGGCCAGGCGATTTCGTACGAAGGTGGACAGCTGTACGGCCACAAGGACCACGGCGTGGTTCGGATGCTCGGTGGTACCGACGACATCGGCACGTTCGAGTGGGGCCTTCTGGACGATCCGAATCCGAAGACCGAATGGCAGGCCCGTTTGCAGGAGATCACTGAGACGCGATCCCTCGCCCGTCTGTTCGTCCGTCGCGGCGGAACGCCGAAGCTCGACCGCGGCCTGATGCGGCACCTCCGACGGGGCCCTGACGGGATCTCGAAGGTGTTCGAGGACAACGCCGGCGAGGGCGGCGAGTACATCGCCGACGTCGTCGTCCCGAACCTGCTCCGCACTCTGGAGATGCGTCGACTGCTGGAGCGCAACTTTCGGACGACGAACCTCCCGACCGGCGGAACCACAAAGAACCCGTTCCAGACGACCGGGATCCAGGCGTACGTTCTCGGCAAGGTGACGAGCGGCGATCTCGACCCCGCGAACATTCCCCAGTCGGTTCCGTCGACGACCGAGCGGACCGCCGATCCGATCACGCTCGGCGTGACCCTGCCGGCGTCTCGTGACGCGAGCGAGGACTCCATCATCGAATGGGCGGGCTACGCGCGGATGCTGCTCGTCGAGGCTCTCGTCGACGCGTCGGAGGATGCCATTCTGAACGGCGACACTGCCGCGACGCATTTCCACACCGGCCTCAGCGGCTGGACGGCTGGCGGCCGTTGGACGGCTGGCCACGCGAAGGATCACCGAAAGGCCTGGATCGGACTCCTCGCCGCCGCGGACGACAAGAGCGCGAGCAGTTCCGGAGCCGGCGACGAGACGGTCTCGGGTGCCATGAAGCTGCGTCTGAACCTCACGGTCGCGCACGCGTTCGACGATCTCATGTACATCACGAGCGCCGAGCACTTGCTCGCGAAATGGCTCACCGATTCCAACCTCCTCACCATGGACAAGGTCGGCCCGAACGCAACGATCCTAACCGGCCAGGTCGGCCAGGTCGGCGGATACCCGCTCGTGATCTCCGAGTTCATGTCGGCAGAGCTGAACGCCTCCGGCGTGTACGACGACGCCACGAAGACGAAGACCGGCGTCGTCGTCGTCAATCGGAACCGCTGGGAGATGGCCCGTCGCCGTACTGCGCGGATCGAGTTCGAGGTCGAACCCAAAGCCCACATGACGTACGCGACCGTCACGGAGCGGAAGGTGTTCCGCGAGCATGACGGTTCGAGCGTCAAGAACGTTTACCACAGTTTCAACCGCTCGATCAGCTGATCCCCGAGACCCTGAGCCGGGGCGTTCGCGCGTCCCGACTCAGGGAGAACAGATCCACAGGTACCAGGAGGGCCCCCTATGTCCCAGACTATTCAGAGCATTTCGATTGACTTCCCAAGTGTCGGAGCTGGCACCGACGACGAGGTATACGGCCCCTGGCCTTTCCCGGGTACGTGGCAGATCGAGCAGTGTCACTTTGGACCGGCGACGGCCGCCGCCGCTCACGCCACGAACAACGCGGTCTGCACCGTCAGCACGAACGACGGCGCCGGCGGCGCGTTCACCTCGATCGGCAACTTCGACACCTCGACGACGGCGAACGCCGTCGATACCAAGCGCGAGATCACCGTCTCCGGCGCCGGCCTGGAGATCGTGGAGGGTTCCATGATCAAGGTCGCGAAGACCGAAGGCGGAACCGGCGCGATCCTTCACGGTTCCGTGGGTGTCGTCGCGCGGAAGGTCCGCTGAGATGGGTGGACGTACCCGCCGCACGAAGAAGGCCGACGCTGAGAAGGCGCCGAGCCTGAAGGTCGCGACGCCCGAACGCCCGGTGTTCGATACGCGCCGCGGAACGGTCGACGTTTACCCGATCCTCGCGGCCGACGCCGCGGATCTGGTCGCCGAGATCGATCGCGGCGATCACGACGGGTACCTGTTCGATCTCGCACACCACGAGCAGTCGAAGGCCGGAACCCCGGCCCGCGCAGCCGTCCTCGACGCGTGCACGAAACGCCGCGGAGGGTAGACCTTGACCCTGCCGCTCGCCTCCGTTGCTCGGGAAGCGATCCCTCAGTTGTCCGCAACCGGGGAAGATACCGAGATTACCGCCCTGATCGCCCGTGCGGATTCGGCGATCGCGGCCTTCTGCGGCTTCCCGCCGGCGAGCGCTGGCGCGGGGCCGACGCTGGAATCGGCGACGTATACGGAGTACCTCGACGGGCCGAGTTGCATCGATCCCCAGATCCTCAGGCTACGGGTTCGACCGCTCGGGACGGTGACCTCTGTGCACGACGATCGCGATCGCGACTGGTCGTACGGATCGGCCGACTTGGTCGACTCTGGCGACTACACCGTCGACGACCAGAAGGGCCACGTCGTGTTGCACACGAATTCGACGCATGGATCCTGGTCGAACGGCACGCGGATCCTGAAGGTGATCTACACGGCCGGGTTCGACACCGGCGCGAGTGCGCTCGCTACCTGGGCGATCATCCAAACCGTCGCCCATTGGTGGAATCTTCGCCCGACGGCCGGTGTCACGGCGAGCACCGTCGACGGCGATTCCGAGACCCTCGGCGATCGCGGAATCCCCGAACACGTTCGGGCGGCGATCCAGACCTTCGTTCTGCCTGAGGCCGGCCTTGTGTAGCGGCGGCGGGTCCGTCGCCTGGACGGGTGTACTACCGGCCGCCGCGGGCCCGTCGCTCCGGAGGTGCACCCATGTCTGAGCGAGGCAAGGCCTGGGCAGCGCGGATGTCGGAATGGGGCGCCAATTTCGGCAAGCGCCGGGACCAGATCACGGAGGACGTCGGGAAGCGGATCGAACACAACGCGCGCGACCTCGCCCCGTCGGACTCTGGCGAGCTGCGCGCGTCGATCGTGACCCGACTCGAAAAGCGGGGCCGTTCTTCCAAGCTGGAACACCGCATGCCGGGCAAGTACGCGCCGATCGAGTTCGGATCGAGACGGGGCCACACCGCGCAGCGCTTCATGGCTCGATCGTTCGCGAAAGGCCTCGACGACCTGGAACGGGGCCTACTCGACGGAATCGAGTCGGACCTTCTGGGGGGCCGGTAATGGCGAGCGCTCTCGAAGGTATCATCGATGCCATGATCACCGCGGTACAGGTAGACCACTCGGCCGGCTCTGGGACGTTCGACCTGTCGGCGACCGACCAGGTACAGCGCGGGACGTTCACACGGAACCCGCTCGGCGCCGGGAAAGCGTTCGTATGCATCCAGTGGCCAGAGAAGATCCCGAGCAGTCAGGGGCCCGACCTGGTTCCGATGGGCCTGTTTGCCCGGTCGCCGGAGATCCCGATCCGCGGCTGGGCCCCGTACAGCCCCGACACCTCGTCGGCCCGCGGCGCCGCGATCGCGGACCTCCTCGACGACGTGTCGACGGCCCTCGAAGACTCGCACCGAACGGGCTCGCTCAACACGCTCGCCCAGTTCCTCGACGTCGGCGATGTCGAGTTCTCCGGCGTCGACGTCGCCCAGGCGTCCGGCTTCGCTCGGTTCGACGCGATCGCCTCGATCGTCTATCGCACCACGCGGGGGTATTGATGGCCCGGTACGACTCGGCATGGTTGCGGCGCGCGCTGATCACCGTCGACAACTCCGGAGCGGACGCGACCCCGGACGTCTCGATCGACCTCTCGCAACTCGGCGACGACTTCTGGGACAACGTCCTCGCCACTGGGTACGACGTCATTCCGACGGCCGCTGACGGTGTGACCCTGCTCGACTTCGACCTCGTGTCGTTCAACTCGACGACGAAAACCGGGACGATGCGGATCGACGAGGCGCCGCTCGGCGCGACCGCTGGCATGTATTGCCTGATCCTGTACTGGGACAACGCCGCCGCAACAGACCTGTCGACGGCCGTCACGATCGCCGCTGCGGTGACCGGGTACGTCGAGCAGGGCGGACCCTCGACGCACGTTGTCAGGATGGCCCCTGAATCGCCCGGTACGACGACGCCTCGTCGACGGCTGGCGAAAGGCACCGCCGAAGAAATCTACGTTTGGATCGACGTGCGGCCCCTGCTCGAACAGCGGGTCCGACCCTCCGCCGGCGGTAAGCAGTGGGAGGAGATGTTCTCGGCGGTAATGACGGTTACGCAAGGCGGAGCCGCTCAGGGGGCGATGGTGACGGTAACCCGTCAGAGGTTCGTCGAGACGCCCCGCGGGACGTTCGTCCGCGCCTTCGTCCAGGCCGGAACGGACGCGAATGACTACACCTTGGAACTGCAACTCAAAACGCATGTTCCGGACGAAACCGCACACAGGATTTTGGAGCCGCGAGCGCTGCTCCAGGTCAACGACGTATCGGAGTAAGACATGGCCATTCCCGCACGCGAATTCGGATCCGCTGTCATGATCGGCGAGGAAGCCGCATGGGGTACCGAGCAGGCGACCCGCTCGAATGCGCTCCGGTTGCTCGCCTGGGCAGTCGAGCGAAAGGACATCTTCGAGCCGCGGAACCACCTCGGCACGAACGGCGCGACCTCGACGAACTCGCGAAACCACTACAAGCGCGCGATCGAGGTTGGCGGGTCGTTCCGCACTGAGGCCGCATACGACGACTCGACGGCGATGTTGCTCAAGTACGCGTTCGGCGCCGTCGCGACGGCCGGGTCGGGTCCCTATACGCACACGTATACGGCCGAGGTCCCGCGCGATTCCGGTCTGAAGGGCCTGTCACTGGAAGGCCTGCTCGGCGAGCAGGATGCTGAGATCTACCTGGGTTGTCTGTTCGACTCGTGGCGGTTCCGGGCGCGCGCTGGCGAGATCGCCGAGTTCGAATGGACGCTGATCGGCCAGACGACGGACGCCGAGACGCCTTCGTCGCAGGGCTCGCCGACGTTCTCGTCGAACGGCGAGGTGATGCGGTTCGACCACGCCGGGGTGTTCAACTTCGCGAGCGCGAACCATACCCTCGTGGATATCGAGTTCGGCATGGACAAGGGCATGGATCGCCGGATGCTGCTCGGGTCCCAGACGACCGCCGAGCCGGCTCCGAACGGCAAGCTCGTGATCCCCGTGCGAATGACAGTCGAATACGGCGTCCAGGCCGGAATGTGGGCCGCGTACCGAGCCGGGACGCAGGGCGACGCGACGATCACGTTCACCGGGTCGGGCAACAACTCGGCCGCGTTCACCCTTCAGAACATGTACATCACGAACATCGGCCGACAGATCAGCGGCGGCGCTGGCATCATCCGCCAGACGGTCGACGCGGTGTGCGAGTCGGACGGCACGGACGAAGGGATCAAGCTCGTCCTGACGAACGACAACAGCACCCCGGAAACCAACTGATGTCGGGCTGGCGCCGATCCCTGGTCCGCCGGGCCGCGAAGGACCCAGAACGGGAGGCTATTCGGCTCCTGCGTCTGAAGTTGAAGGGCGAGCACCCCGACGGCGGGAAGCCGCTCGCCGGCGCCGCGAAGAAGGCCGCCGCGGCGAAGATCAAGGCGTTCCAGAAGGAGCGCGCAGCGAAGAAGTCAGCCCGTCGGGCTGCAATCATCACCCCAAACGACGACGGGAGTACAACCGATGTCGAAAGCACTCAGCCGGATCAAACGTGACCGGTATCAACTGGTCGCGACCCGCTCCGGCCTCGTTTTCAAGATCAGCCGCGTAAAGACCGCGCAAATGGCGGCGATTGGCGTCGTCCAGCTGATCGGAGCGGACTCGGTCCTCGAAGCCGTCGAGGCCGTCAAGGGCGAGCAGAAGGAACAGATCGAGGCCGGAATCGACGCCGGGCGGACCCCAGAGGAACTCGCCCAGGTCGAGGCGAACCGGAAACGACACGAGGCGCACACGGCCCGCATGAAGCAACAGAAGGCGATCCAGGCCGCGATGTCGAACCCCGCGGCGGTTCAGGCACAAACGGACCTCCTTCTCGCGCTGTTCGTCGAGGGCGTCGTCGCGATCGGGGTACTCAGCGACTCTGCCGACGTCGACACCGCCGAAGACGTGATCGAGGGCCTCGGCGACGCGGACGAGGCCGAACTCGCGCGGGCCCTCGCCGAGGCCGAGACGGCCGCCGGCGTCTGGTTCGCGGCTGGCGAGACCACGGCGACGCTGGCGAGCGACGACCTGGTCGAGGACCTCGGCCCGATCGAGCTGACCCTCGACGGACGGGAGGATCACGCCGCGAAGCCGCCCGTCGTCAACGCGTACGACATCGGCGAGACCGAACGGAACGCGGTCGCGTGGCGCATCGTCGCCCATACGAAGGTGACCGAAAGAATCCGTCCCTTTCGTCGAGAACCCCGCGTTGACGCTGGCGATCCATCGGGTAGCCCGGACCTACGGGAAGTTGCCACATGAGATCCTCGACCTGGAACCGTTCGAACTCGCGCTGGCCGTTTGGTGTGGCCAACAGGCCGACGCCGCGACGGCGGACCTCTCCAAGCATGCGTTCCCTGTGATCGCTCTGAACCTGTAGGCCCATGGCTTCCCGTACCGTCGATTTCATTGTGAACCTGAAGGGCGACGCCGAGAAGAAGGCGAAGAACCTCGGCGGGTCCCTCGGCAAGCTCGCGCCAGCGGCGACAGCTGGGGCCGCGGCGGTGACAGCGCTCGCCGGTGCCGCGGTCGCAGCCGGGACGGCAATGGTCGCACTTGTCAACGACATCACGAGCACCGTCGACCAGGTGAACACGCTTGCGAACGCGGCCGGCGTGGCTAACTCGACGGTCGCCGGCCTGCGACAGATGGCACGCGCGACCGGGAAGGACCTCGAAAGCCTGGTTCCGAAGAAACTCGCAAACAATATGATGCTTGCCGCGGAGGGATCGAAACTCCAGGAATCCGCGTTTCGGGACCTGGGCGTCGCCGTCGGCGAACTCGGCGCGCTCCGGGACGTCGACGCCGTGTTCCGTGAGCTGATCGACACTCTGGCGAACATGCCGCGGAGCGCCGAACGGTCGGCCCTCGCCGCGCGTACGCTCGGGAAGACCGTCGGCGGCGAGATGCTGAGCGCGATCGACGGCGGATCCGGGTCGCTCGAACGATTCATCGACCAGGCCGAACGGTTCGGTGTCGACGTCGGACCCGAGGCCGTCGCAGCCACTGGGCGATGGCAGGAG